GACTTCTATGGCGCTTATACCACAACATAATAACAATGGGGTGTGATATCACTTAATTACATGAATAATGTAGCCCCTATTTCACTATTGGATAAAAATGGAACAGAAACAAAAGCCGTTTAGCATGGGTTATGTCTTAAGGACAACAGCTAAACATATGCGTAAAAGTATTGACATTAGTATTCGGAAGACCTTTGAAAGAGTTGGTGAATTTGCTGTAGATGGTGAAACACCCTCGCAACCAAAGTCTGAAGAAGTCTTTAAAACATTATCCTTTTTACATATTATGAGGAAACAATTAGATGACTTCCAAGCTGAAAATTCCAACAATTTCAAAGGTGAGTGACATGACGGAAAAGACAAACAAGATGAAGAGTCTCGTTGGTAGGAAGATGTCCAAGACCTATAAGTTTATGGGTGAGGATATTACTATTAATAAACTCGTCGTAGCAGAAGTTATTGCTATTCAGGAAAAGGCAAAGAGCTCTGACACAGATGAATCTGAAGGATTTAATGTCCTAAAGACTGTCATTCAGACAGCGTGTCCAGAAGCTTTAGAATTAACCGCAGAAGATTTCAATAGCTTTCCCTTGGACGAACTCACGAAGCTCTCTGAAGAAATTATGAGGTTTTCAGGGATTGGTGCGAACCAGGGAAAGTAACGTTATCAGATGATGAATTAGCTATTTATGAATTAGCTTATCATCTGAGAATGCCCATTTATAAATTGGTAGAAGAAATGCCATATGAAGAATTTATGGCATGGATGATTTATTTTGAAAAACGACCTGTAGGTTGGCGTGAAGATGATAGGACTTTTAAGTCTATGCAAATTCACGGCGATAAAAGAAAACCTTGGGAAGTATTTAGTTCTCTTAATTTAATCTATCATCCTGTATCTGATAAACCAGATATGATTGCTTCATTAAAGAGATCTCCTTTATTTGAACGCATGCTTGGTGCTAAACATGGTGATGATGTTCCAGCTTTACGAGAAATATATGCTAAAGATGGAAATTAAAGGTATTGATGAAGAGTTTAAAAAGCTGTCAAGTTCTAGACAAGCTAGTACAAGTCTTCAAAGTGATGTTATGGTCTCAACGATGAAAAATGAAATCGTTGCAATGACACCAATAGATACTGGTCTTGCAAGAGCGTCATGGGAGATACAAAAACTATCTAACATGTACAATGTAATGAATCCAGTACCTTACATTCAATATTTGAATCAGGGATCTTCTAAACAAGCTCCCGCTCATTTCGTTGAGGCTATCGCACTAAAGTACGGTAAGCCAGTAGGCACAATAGTCGATATTATCGACTAGTTTTAAATACCCAGGGTCCACATAGGATCCTGGGTTTAAAATTAAGGAAAACAACTATGGCAATTATTTTAAGAACAATCTCTGATTCTAAACAAGCGCAAGCTGATCTTGCTAAATTACGTGAATCAGTTAATGGTATTAAAGACAGTGCAGACAAGGTTTCTAATAGCTTTAGTAATCTTGCGAAGGTATTTACCGTTGGATTGGTAGCATATGGTGGCTTTAGGACATTTACAAAGATGTCTGATAGCCTTACTGATATGCAGAACAAACTCAGAGTAGTGACTAAATCTCAGAATGAATTTAACTTTGCTTGGAAACAAGTTAAAAACATTTCAATGGAGACTCGTGCTGGTCTTGAAAGCACAACCAAACTATATTCTCGACTTGCTATGGCTAGCACAGAAATGGGCTATAGCCAATCACAAGTTGCGAAAGCAGTCAGACTTGTTTCTAAATCTATTGCTACGTCTGGTGCTACTGCGCAAGAAGCAGCGGCTGGTGTTAAACAGCTAGGTCAGGCTTTAGGTCGTGGTAAATTCTCAGGTGACGAGTTAAAGTCTGTTATGGAGAATACCTTAGCTTTAGCAAATGATATTGCTAAAGGTTTAGGGTTATCCGTTGGACAGATGCAAGCATTAGGTTATGAAGGTAAAATTACCGCAAGAGATGTCTTTGGTTCCATTATAAAAATGGAAAAAGAGATTGAAATTAGATTTAAGAATATGGGTATTACTTATGAAAAGGCCTTTTTAAATCTTAGAGATTCTTTCTTATTACTATTTGATGCAGTTAATAAAAATGTCTTTGGAATGGGTGAAGGCTTCGCCGCTACTATAAATAGAATGGCGCTTAAAATAGCAGACTTTGCGAACATTTTTGGATTTGTATTCCTAAGATTAAAGATCAAAGTATTTTCTTTAATGTTAGATGTTGTGTCTTTATTTGATACTGTTAAAGACAAAGTCAAAGAAGTAACGGGTAATATTTTTAGCAAAATTAAATCTATTGATATCCACAAAATATTTCCTGGATTAGATGCAATTATAGTAACAGTTAAAAAGTGGGCTCTTGCCATTGCAGCACCATTTGCTTGGTTATATAAAGTTGTTATTGGACAATCATATATTCCAGATTTGATCGAAGGAATTATTTATTGGTTTGGTTTATTATTAAAGAAGCCAATCACACTTGTAAAAACTTTTGTTAAAATTTCTTCTGAAATTTTCAGTAAGGGTCGTATTATAACCCCATTAATTATAGGCCTTTCATTATTAACCAAATATAGAATGACTTTATTAAAGATTTTAGGAACGGTATCTACCATAGGTGCTGTCTGGTTTGGAATTAATGCTTTCAGAAGTGGTAAACTTAAGTTTGATGGTGTAAAAGGTCTATTCGGAAAGTCAAAAAATAAATTTAATGAAACTAAAGATAAAGTATTAGACTCCCCACAATCTAAACGAATCCAAGAACGCTATATTGATGCAATGGATAAGTTCAATCATTCAAAGTTTGCACATACAATGCGACAAGCTCTTGGAATGAGAGATCCTTATCCTGGTGTAATGGATGGTCAACCTATCAACACTAAGGGTTATGTTGGTAGGGGTCCGTTTATGAATTCTCCAAAGAGATTTCCTGGTCACGATTTAATGAATGCATTTCCTAGAGAAATGCAATTACCCATCCTTACAGCATTTACTGCTTTAATTGGATTAGCAATTGTAAAAGCAACAAGTGCTGGTCCTGTAAGAGTTGCTCTATTGTCCTTACTAACGACAGTTTGGGGTGTTGCAGCTTCACAAACTATTTACTCTAAAACTATCTATGATACAGTATTTGGTACTTTAAATGCAGGTCTACAAGGAATTAATTCACTTTTAGAAAGAATCTTTTATACTTCCGATGAAAGACCAGCAACGGATAAAGTTAGAGGAAATCATATAAGAAAGGTTGTTGTACCAGTAAAGGCAGAAGCAGCAGAAAAAGAATTTGTGGGATTCCTTGACAGATTTAAAACATTCTTTAAGAAGATTAAAGAAGGTATTTCAAATACAGAAATTAAGAAAATAAACGATGGTATGAGTGATTTTGGGCAAGTTGTTAAAGATGGTTTCAAGCGCTCTTTCGCTAAGTCTGGAAATGGTAGTATTAAAAACGATCCACTAGGCCTTTTATCTTTACTTGCTAAATTAGCTTTACTATTTAAAGCTGGTAGAGAAGCAGCTGGAAAAATTGCTATTGGTGCAATTACTGCTCCTACAATTAGCAATTTAGCTTTTGCTGATATGTATTCTGCTAAAGGTGCCAGACGCGAGGCAAATGCAGCTGAAAGTAAATTAATAGCCACTACTGAAAATTATACTAGATTAATGCGAGAAGTCACAGCAGGGCATTCAGAAGATTTACGTACTATTGCTAATAGAATTGACCCTTATACAAATCGTCCTGTTGGAATACGTGGTGCGCAAGATATTGTTTCTAGAAAGGATTTAAATTACTTTTATCCAGGTACAAATGCACAAGATATTGATGTACATCGTGCATTAGGTTCTAAGGCGCAATTGTCAGAAGTCGAGAGACAGACTAAAGAAGAACAACCTGTTGAAGAAAGACGTCTTAAGAAAGACTATGACAAGCTTAACGCAGAAGCCACAAGACTTGAAGGTGTTGTAAAAGAGACTAAAGTAGCATTTCAAAATGCTATCAGAAATACTTTTGGTGCTGTTGGTGGTGTCCTTGGTGGAGTCATGGGATTCCAAATTGGAGCCAACATTGCAAAAGGAATGACTGGTTATCCAGGATGGGCACAAACAGCTGTTATTCTTTCATCTGGTTTTATAGGCCAGGGTGCCGGTTCTGCATTGGGTACTGGAGTGGGTATAGCTTTTGTTGCTGTACTCAGTGCTGCATGGCCATTTTTAGTTGCCGCC